CCTTCTGTTAATACCATACAATTACATAATACTTTTATCTCATCATTTTTTAATCTTTGTAATTGTCGTTCTCTCTCAATCTCATCCATTACTCCATCAATATGACCGCTTGGTATTCCATTGTGATTAAAGATATTAGAAATATATTTACTATGTGCGATTGAAGACGCAAAAACAACTGTTGGTCTATTCTCTCCATGTTTAACCCAATGACTTACAATATCTCCAACTAATTTAGGGTTGTTCATTTTTTGATTTAACTGCCCCTTATCATAATCTCCCGCTACAATTCTAATACTTTGTAAGTCTGGAATACTTGGGGCTATTATTCTATTCTTAACTAGATAACCTTGTTTAGTTAAACTTCTAATAGAGCCACACTCTACTAATTCATCATAGATACCCCCCAATCCTTTACCATCAGCTCTAATGGGTGTTGCTGTTAATCCTACAATAAAAGCCTCTGGATATTGGTCAATTAATTTTTTAAAAGAATTACTTATTGATCTGTGAGCCTCATCTAAAATTATTAATGTTGCAATAGGTTTAATAAAATCCTCTCTCTCAATTCTTGCATTAAATGTTTGAATACTTGCAACTTGCGTACTAGCCATTGCGTTTGGACTTTTTTGAGCCATCAACACTCCATGAGGCATTTTAAATTCTGCTAATTTTCTACTTGTTTGCATAATTAGTTCTCGTCTATGTGCTACAAATAAATTAAAACCATATTTTTCTTTAGTTTTAGACATCATCTCACAAGCTATAATAGTTTTACCGCTACCCGTTGGGGCTACAAGTAAAACTCTTTTTTTACCCCTTCTAAAATGAAATCTAATATCTTCAATTGCTTTGTTTTGGTAATCTCTTAATTCATTCATTTATTTACTTTCGGTTGATACCTTTTCCATATGTCATTTACTTGAAACATTATCTCTTTAGGGTCTTCTTGTGGGTCGCATTGTTTTCCAAATTGTAATCCCTCATTTTTTAAGTAAGCATAATCTTCACCCCTCAATCTAATTGCGATTAAAATTTTAACTAACTGTCCATGTCTATCACCTTCGTTTGAGCCATATCTTAATGTTCCCGTATATTGCCCTTTGTATAAACTAGGTGAATAATCAAATTTTCTTACCTCTGGTTTTTTAAGATCATAATGTTTTTTAATATCTTCTACTGAATAAGGCTCATCCCCGTTCATAGTTGAAACTTTTACAGGATAAGATTTAGATTTATTATGGTAAAATCCCGCTAACCTCATCACTCTAGGTAAATCTTTAACTTTTGGGTCTGAATTAAATCTTGTGGCCAATGCTTGTTGATATAAACTAAAACTTTCTAACGGACAATCTTTAACTAACCAATAACAATGATATTTGCCTTTACTTGTATTGATAATTAAATGTGGCATTAATCCCAATGGTTTAAAGTCTGGTAATTGAGAGCCATCTAGATCAATAAACAATGCTCTTACTTTTTTAATGTGTTCAGTAGTTCTGCCTTTTAAGTCTGTTTCATTTACAGTAAAAAATACTCCCGCACCTTTTGAATTTAATTCAGCAAGTGTTTTAAAATGTTCTTGTAATGTTCCATGTACTTGTTTTATTAATGCCTTATTTTTGCCTTTATCATCAAATGTTTGGAAACTATGTTTATCTCCAAAATATTGCATAAAACTATGATAATGTGACATTTCTGTATATTCTAATGACATTGAAATCCTACGAACAACATATCATTATTTGTGTACCATCCATTTTCATCATCATTGTATGTAGTTGTTTCTAATCTTATTTTATCTGCCATATCACCACAATAAATATACTGACTATCATAGTTGTATGTAATTTTAGTCAATCCACAATCAGTACAAGCTAATAATAAAATTGTTATTGTTTTAAACATATTACGAAAAATCGCTTAAATAACCTTCTTCTGTTAATTCACAAATAAATTTTTCTGCTAAATTGTCTTTGTTAATTGATTTTGTATAAGCAACTAACTTACCAATTTCATAATAAATTAATGTGTCCATTTTTCTTGCTGGAAAACCTAGCCTTAAATTTGTAGAATCTTTTTTTATACTCCAATAAATTCTTGCTATTAATTGTCTTATTTGTATTACTTCTTTAAATGTATTTAAGTTATGTGTTAAGTCTGTCATTATTTAATCCTCTTTTAAACTTTCCGAAGACCATCTTTTTTTTGCCCCTAACTTACCCGCTTTAGAACGCAATCTTCTGTTCTTCATTTGTTCTGCTCGTTCTTCTTCTGCTTGTTTGCATATTAATAAGGTTTTATTGCCTTCTTTTTTCTTATCAAATAAATGTTCTATTTTTGGAAATATTTTTTGTATCTTATCTAATCTGCAATTACATAATCTGCTTAAAATCTCCCAATCAAGTTCAATATTAAATCCTCGCCAACAATGACAATATAATAAAATATATGCCCCTTGTTCATCTAAAGATAATTTAACTCTGTTAGGGTCGCTTATCCAATCATTAGCATAAAATTGGAATGCGGGGGATTGTTCGTCTGTTGTAGATTTTCTCATATTTTAACCGCCATATATTCATAATTACCTAATCCTATTTTTTTCTGAACAATTGCAATGACACCTCGTTCAGCAAGTCTTAAAACAGTTTTAGTATATTGCAATACTTCTTTATCTATATTTAATTTTCCAAAATCTTCTCCTAAAAAACCTTTATAGTATATGAAAGTATCGTTTAAAACGGCCTCTTGTAGCCATTTTTGGAAATCTACATACTTATTCATTATTTATTTCCCTCTATTTCTTTCCAATCAAAATGCTTACCATCTTTTGTTTTTTCAAATGAAACTTCTTTAACGATACAATCATCATAATCGCCATCACTTTCTTTCTCACTTAATAAAGTACATTTATAAAGAGGGTTTTGATTTTGATTTTCTACTATATATTTGGCATCTTCTTTAGTTTCATTTTCTACTAACCAATTTTCAGTTTTAGGGGAAATATAACTTCTTGAAACTATGTAATTACTTTTCTTTTGCATTATGTATCTCCTTTTATATTTATAATTAACTAAAGTCAATTTAATCAAATTATTGTCTTTGTCAATACCCTATCTTGTACTGTAGTTGTAGGTGTAGTTGCAGTTGCAGGTGCAGTTGAAGGGGATGGTTTTGCCATTAGCAAAACGATAGCAAATTTTAACATTGCTATGGCATTGCTATACTTATGTAAAGGGTAAAAAAGGGGCAGTTTTAAACAAAAAGAGAACTAAAATGAAACAAACCGCCCCAGATAGACTTACTTTTTAATTGGATTAATTTGTAAGTCTGGTCTTAAATACTCTATATCAAATTCACCAAGTTTTGCAATCTGGTATGCTCTAAATGGCGGTATTACTTTCCATTTAGATACTGCAGGATGTGAAATACCCAACATATTAGCAAGGTTTTTACCGCCATATTGATTAATAACTTCTTTTTTTCGTTCTAAAGCTAATTGATAATTTACATTATTCATATTTGTGTATCTTTTTCGTGGTTTAAAATAGATAGATATTCTGATTGTCCTTTAACCTTAATTGCTTCGTCTGTCATATCTAAAATAGCTTGTGCTTTATTAGTATGATTTGGAATAACCGAAGACCTATCAATATTAATAATCTCTTTTGCTATTCTTTTTTCTTTAGCATTTAATTCTTCAATTAATTCATCTAAAATTGTAGCCATATTTATTTTTATACAATTTTATTAACAAAAGTCAATATAAAACTTGACTAAAGTAAATAGATAGTATTTAACGATAGTTAATTAATAATAAATAATAAAAAGGAAAAATAAATGAGCTTAATAGCAAAAAGTGGTGAAACAAGTTATCCAAAAGTACCAATTGGAGTACATAAAGCCCGTTGTGTCAAGGCAATTGATCTTGGTACTCAAAAACAAGAGTATGGTGGTGAAATTAATTGGAAAAGACAGATTTTAGTTATTTGGGAATTACCCGAAGAATTAAACAATGACCAACCAATGACAATTAGTAAATTCTACACTTTATCTTTACATGAAAAATCAAATCTAGGAAAAGATTTAACTTCATGGAGAGGAAGACCTTTTACTGAAACTGAAAAACAGGGATTTGATGTTAGAAATCTTATTGGTGTTCCTTGTCAATTAAATGTAATGCATAAAGATAATGGTAAAGAAGATATTAGTTCAATCATGCCTCTAGGTAAAAATGATAAAATTGCTGAACAATTTAATGCAAGTGTTTCATTTGATATTGATGATTTCCAAAAAGGTAAAAAAGAAACTTTTAATCAATTATCCGAAGGGATAAGAAGAATGATTTTAAGATCAAAAGAGTTAGATGGAATAGATCAAACGGATAATGGTGATGAAGGTAATGATAATGATTTAGGGAGTATTCCATTTTAATGAAATACACAAATTTAAGCAATCTACCTAAAGCAATTGAACGAGCCGTAATAAATGATCCTTACGAAAGTAATTCGGATATATCTACCACTCGTTTAATTGCCCCACCTCGTATTCGTGTATTACAGAAACGAAATTGGGATTTAATCACAGAAGATGTTAGCGACAGAATATTCTCATTATTGGGGCAGTCGGTACATCATGTTATAGAACGAGCAAAAACAAGACATGAAATATCAGAAAAAAGGTTATTCTATAAAGATGACAAGATCACTAATGGATGGACTTTAAGTGGTGCATTTGATTTACTTAATCGTGATGGTCATTTAATAGATTTTAAAGTGACATCTGCGTGGTCTGCACTTTCCGCTTTGAAAGAAGGAAAACCAGAATGGGAAAATCAATTAAATGTTTTAGATTTTCTTGCAAGTAAAAACCCTAAAGAGTTAGTCAATTACAAAACTGAAATAAAAGTAAAAAGACTATCGGTTATGGCTATATTAAGAGATTGGTCTAAAGTTAGGGTTATGACTTCTGATAACTACCCTAAAAAACAAGTAGCTATGATACCTATTCGTAAATGGACATACGAAGAACAAGAAAGCTATGTCAAAGAACGAATAAAAATACATCAAAATGCAGAAAAAGTATCTGAACTTCCAATGTGTACTGCTACTGAAAGGTGGAGAAAGGAAGATAAATTTGCAATAATGAAATCTGGCCGTAAGTCTGCTATGAGATTGCTTGATACTAGAGAAGAAGCTATGCAATATCTTGCTTCACAAAATATGACACTTGGTAAAGGTTGTGATATTGTTGAACGTAAAGGTGAAGATGTAAGGTGTCAACATTATTGTAATGTTAATGAGTTTTGCTCATACTATATGAAGATAGCATTTTGAGTAAAAAACCTATCATAAGCAAAGTAGTAAGACCATTTGTCTTTACAAAAGACCCATTAATTATGGACTTACTACAATCGTTTGCTAAACGATCTGAACAAGGCATTAAAGAGCATAAAATTACTATGGAAAAAGCCCAAAAACCAATAGAAAAATGGATTGATGATATAATTGAAGAATTATATGATGCTTGTGTTTATCTTGAAAAACATAAAAGAGAATTAAGAAACCTCAACATAAAAAAATAATTTTATTTTACTTGACGCATAGTATGTACTAAAATGTGCTATTATGATAAAATTTATATTAGTATTGCAATTATGTTTTGCGGGTGCAGATTGTTATCCCCCATTAAGTAATCAAAATGTTGTTTATGATAAATGGAATGATTGTGCAATAGCGGGATATGAAAAAAGTATTATAATTATGAATGAAGTAAATGAATTAGAACAAAATAAACCTTTAGTAAGATTTTGGTGTAGTGAACAATATGAAAAAAAAACAAACATCTAATCCATCAATATCGTTGGATGTTATATCATACCAACTAAAAGAAATCCACTCCGAAGTATGTAAAAATAGTAGAGATATAGAAAGTTTAAAAACACAAGTTGCTATGGGTAAAGGTGGAATAAAAGCAGTTTTTGTGATAGGAACTTTTATAGGAATAGTAATAGCAGTATTAAAAAATTTTAAAATTATATGATTGGATTATTAGCAAAATTATTACCTAGTGGAATTAAACTAGGAATGGATATAGTAAAAAATCGTAATGAAAGTAAAAGATTAGAAAGTGTGGCGGAATTAAGACATATGGAGAAAATGGCCAATGGTGAAGTTGAATACCAAAAAGCTGTTATGACTAATAATAATCAAGGATGGAAAGACGAATTTGTGCTTATTTTGGTGTCTTCCCCCGTAATGTTATTAATTTGGTCTATATTTTCTGATGATCCACAAATAATGGAGAAAGTAGAAAAGTTTTTTCAACAATTTAACAATATGCCCTTCTGGTATCAAGCCTTGTTTATAGGTGTTGTATCGGCCATATACGGTCTTAAAGGGGCAGACATAATGAAAGGAAGGAAATGATGTCATTTTTAATAGGTGTTGTTCTAGGGGTGGTTTTGTGCCATCTGAACCATAAGTTTAAAATACAAGATAAAATCAAAAAAAAATTTGATGATATTTTACTATCCTAATGTTAGTAGAGTTAGAAATGTATGATGATCTTAAAGATCAAATCAAAAACCATGAAGGTTTTGTAGATACAGTATATAAAGATAGCCTTGGTTTTGCCACAATCGGATATGGACATTTAGTTAAATCTAACGATCCTTATGAAGAAGGCAAGACATATTCCAAAGAACAATTAACGGATCAATTTGATGAAGATTTTGCAACTGCTAAAAATCAAGCAATAGATTTAATCAATGGTTTAGAAATAAATTTCAAAGCTCATTGTGTAATTATAGAAATGGTTTTTCAGTTAGGGTTAGGTGGAGTGTCAAAATTTAAAAATATGTGGAAAGCACTTGAAGAAAATGATTATGCTACTGCAAGTATGGAAATGCTTGATAGCCGTTGGGCTAAACAAACTCCAACTCGTGCAGAAAATTTAGCCGAGATAATGAACTCTTGCAATAGTTAATATTATTGATATAACTTTACTCAACTGTAAGGTGTTATGATTATATTAAAAGATGTTATAATAAACTACCAGAACGAATCCAAAACACCTGAAATTAGAGATGTTCATATTGTTAAAGGAAAAGTAAAATATATAAATCTTATTGAACAATTAAAAAATCTTAAAGAAACAATTGACGGATCACCAAAGGAGTTGTATGAACAAACGAATATTAATAATTAGCGATTTACACATACCATACCACCATGAAGACAGTTTTGCATTTTTACGAGAGATTAAAAAACAATATAAGCCAGACTTCGTGGTTAATATTGGCGACCTACTTGATTTCCATGCTATATCTATGCACGATCACAATCCAGACTTACCTTCTGCTGGTGACGAATTAAAAATTTCTAAAGAATACATTAAAGAATTAGAATCTATATTTCCAGAAGTTATAGAAGTAGATAGCAATCATAGTAGTCTTGTTTACAGACGAGCATTAAAATATGGCATGAGTAAACAATTCTTAAAAGATTATGGTGATTTTCTTGGTACTAAAAAATGGAAGTGGATAGATGATCTTACTCTTACAATGGGTAATGGCCAAAGGTGTTTCTTCACTCATGGAAGAAGTGCAGATGTATTAAAGACTAGTCAAACAATGGGAATGAGTTGTGTTCAAGGACACTTTCATACTAAATTTGTAATATCTTATTGGGCCAATCCAGACAATTTGTTTTTTGGAATGAATGTAGGATGTTTAGTTAATCAAAAATCAATGGCATTTGCTTATGCTAGAAATTTTAGAACTAGATTTATAAATGGTTGTGGTATTATTATTGATGGTATTCCTAAACTATTACCAATGGTATTAAATAATAAAGGTAGATGGATTAAGAAAGTTCTTTAATTTCTTTTTTAACTTCATCCATTGATTTAAATAAAGTTTTCATTCTTTCAGCACACACCTTTTCATGAGAGGTTAATCTAATTCCATTATGTTCGGCTAAGTTGGAGTTAGATTTTCTAGCCATTAGCCTTTAGGATTATCTAATTTAACTTTAGCTACTGTGTCTTTCCAAGTAGTAGTACCATTCAGTAAGTCTTTGTATTGCATATCCATTTGGTCTTGAATTAATAAATAATCATATGCTCTTTTATTTATT